AGCTTGAAGACTTCTTCCTTCTTATACTTACCCTTGATGTAGCCCTTAGCTCTTGCCTCATCAGCTGTGATATCAGCAAACTGCATTCTTACCTTAGCGAAAGGTGTGTGATGAACACCACCAATTACAGCAGCAACCCAATCAGTAGGCTGATTGTCAATCCACTGAGGTCTGTCATAAATATCCTTCTCTTCAGTATTGATAAACTCAAGGTTCTCAATACCATAATCTGCTGCATGAGCAAGATAGCTCTCCTTAAGTGAACCATAGCTCTTAGCATCTCTCATAATCTCATTCATAGCGTCATGAATAAGTACATCATCATTCTGGCAATCACCATCAAATACATTGTGCTTCACGTCTTCGTCTCCTCCGTTACCTTTCTGTCCTTTCTCTAATGCGAGTCCAACAAGTGCATAGAGAACCTTCTTCTGCTCTTCATTGAGTGTGTTAACTACATCACCAATAGTCTTCTCGTTACCTTCTGCCATCTTTTCGTTCTCCTTTTTTGGCTCAGATTCTTTTGTTTCTGGTTCTTCTTTTGTTTCCTCTTCTGCGTGGAAGAGTTCAAGAGGGTCTCCTGTATAGATAACTGCTTCACCATCAGAAGTGTCGCTATGTGACACAACCTCATCGATAAATGCTCCAGGATTAGCTCCTGCGTGTACAAGACTGACTTCTCTAATCATGCCATGCATAACATTAGATCCATCCTGTTTAAGCTGGTTGGCATAAATAGACAGAGAAACAATGTCGCCATGCTGAACCAAAGCCTTAGCTATAGCACCGCTCTCTGTGTCATTAAAGTTGCAATACGCATAGACACCTTCATTACGATTTTCTAACAAAGCATGTCCCAATACGTTTGCCGGATCATTGTGCTGATGATTCCAAACGAGCGGAACTGTCTTACCATCGTTTTCGATGAAAGCGTCTTTCATGATTGTTCTACCATCAGAACACTTAAGTCCATTACGAGTAGCCCAACCACTAAAGTCGTACTTCTTCATTTACTTTGCTTCCTCCTCTTCATTGTTTTCTGGTTTTTCAGTCTGTGCAGCTAATGCATCTACTGATTGATTGAGATTCTTATTTCGGAGTTCGTCCGCAGCTGGATCTTTCGACGGCTTCATTCCGATAGTCTGTCTAATTTCATTAGAAGACATAATCTCGTTTCTAGTCATCTTGTCAGAAATCTCAGCGAGTTCCTTAACAGGTACAAGCTTAAACGGATCTCTAAACGACATGATAGATTGTTTCTGAGAGCGAGCAGTTTTTGTTAAAAACTTTCGCTTCATTTCATCAACAACTGCCGAAACTATAGGTTCAATAGTACGATTGTAGTAGTTCAACATAGTCTCTTCGTTTGCAGAACCATCTAATATCTGCTGATTGAGCCCTAACTGGCTATATAGCATACTCGTAAGGTATTCAATCTGCTTCATAAGATTGTTTTCTACAGCACGATTCAACTGAGTGATATGCTCTGTACCATCGGTATAAGCAATACCATATTTTGAACCTGCTAACTGATCTTCTATATCTTTACGCCTCTTTTCGGCTTGTTGACGTCTTGCTTCCGACTTAATTACATATGGAAGCTGAATAATAAGGTCTAATTTGCCAGCTCCGCTCTGTTCATCTATAACATCAAGAATATTCAACTTCCTGATAAGACGCCTAAGAACTGAGTTTGGCTCATTTATGACCGCATATAACGGATTTTCAACAATCGCTGTAGTAGATTTAGGAACTATTACTTCCTCTGTCTTTCCTTTACGATCATTATATAACTGTACTTTTACTTCAGCTGGATACCAGTCTACGATCTTGCCTGTTCGCATTGTTATAACATCAAACGAGTCTTTGAACATGTTCTTAGTCGAGTCCACTGGAACAATAGCAACACATCCTTCATCTAAAAGGGATAAATAAATGTCCTGACGAAATGCACGAGCTGATTGATCGATATTTGCCTCTAGAGTAAGGCAAGTATTTAATTCGGAGTTCATATCTTCTTTGTATCTGTTCTCGTCATCCAATCTGACATGCTTAATATCAATTGTAGCACAGTCAATTGCAATTCGATTTAATACAGAGGTGATTATTGTTCGTTCATTTCCTCCGGTCAATCTTATTCTATCTGGTCTAAAAGATGATCCGCTGCCATAATAAGATCGATTTCTAATAGTTTCCTGCCCTGTAAATATATTCCAGGCTTCTTTCATCCTAGAAAATATAGAGGCTTTTTCCATTTTGATTTTTTCCTCCTTAAGCCATGTTTACATTCTGATTTCGATAGGCGATCTTACCGGAACGATAAACACCGCTCTTGAGCTTACTAATATCGTAATTAGCATCAGCTAAAGCCATATGAACACCAATATCTCCTCGCATAGCTATAAATTTTATAACTCTACCAGAAGGAGCTGACGGTAATGAATCAACATTCTGGTTCATAAGAGATGCCAGCATTCTATTATACTCATTCATATAACTTCTACTTACTCGACCAGTTCTAAGTTGAGCAGCGTATTTAGGATTAAGCTCATTTTTAACAAATTGCTTCATCTGCTTTTTAACAGGTTTATAAGCCTTCTTATAAAGACTGTTATAGTTTCGTTTAGCCCATTTGTTATCTTTTTTCTCAATCCTCTGATATGCTCTCTGAACTCCGGCTTCAGTTAAAGAACCATCAGCATTACGATATTTTGTAGAAAATGTAAACTGGCCGGTCTTAGGGTCATGATTAATATTAAAATGTTTAAGTTCGGCCATAATTTTTCTCCTTACCAATCTCCACCGGCAAACTTTGCTTGTGAAGCAGCTTCACGCCATTTTATCTGATTCTGTCTTTCAACAAAATCTCTAGAAATCTGATCATGAAACTCTTTACTTGCTTTTTCGTTACGATAATCCATAACTAATTTTGCTCCTATTATAGCAGCCGTAGCCACACCAGTACCTATAGCAAAACCTAAAGATACTTTTTGGCTTTTAGTCATCTTTTTTCGCTTTTCTTTGCCAGAGTTCTTACTTCTATGAGCGTGATCATCAGAGACTCCATCTCCGTCACCGTCGCCAGAAACAAACTGACCGTTTTTAGATGAATGATTTTTGTTGTAATGGCAGAGGTAGTTTCCAAATTCAGTAATGCCTGAATGTTTTACTTGACGATTTTCTTTTGCGACTTCTATGCAGGCATCAATGAAACTATCAGCATCCCCAAATGGCATGTAGTCAGCTTCTTCATTAAAAAGATATAAGCTATACACTCCTGGAATTTCTGAAAACTCGTCATTATAATCACGAAGAGTAAATTCAACACTATCTTTTATAACTTGCTTAATTTGTTCTTTTGATTTTCCTTTATTTGCTAAATCTGCAACCTGAGCCTGACCATATGTTTGGTCTTCAAATAAAAACCAATAATCCCAGTGTTCTGGACTATCTAGTTTTACATCTGTATCGCCGAGTTTTAATAAAGCTTTTAGACCAGTATCAGCAGCGGCTTTCATTCGTTTATATACTGGACCAGATTCGGTTTTATATTCTTTATGATTTATATCTAATAAATCTGCTTTTTTCAATCTAGCTCCAATTTTATTTACGGTTGCTTCTCCAGACCCTGTTCCAGGAGCAAACTGACCAGTTTTTGGATCGTGATTAGGGTTAAAATGCACTAAATAATCTGGATACATATTTCCTCCTAAATATACTTATTAATAAAATTTGCTGCTTTTTCATACAAAGGGTCCATTAGTTTGTCTTTATTTTCCCTTATTTTTGCTCTTTGTTCGGCCTTATAATTCTCCCAATTAGAGCCTTTTGTAAAGTTTTTCCAACCTAAGTTATTATTTCCATAATTAACTAAGGATTTTACATTATTTACAAATTGTCCTGCCTGAGTTTGTGCAAATAATTTTCCTGCAATCCACTTACCGGGAATAGCTAATATTTTTGCTACAGTTTTAACCTGGCCACTAGTAACCGTACCTTGAGGAGCATCCTCTAAGTCACCTTTATTCTTTGCATAGTTATGATGATCGTCTCTAATATTATCACCATCCCCATCTCCGAAAGTAAACTGTCCGGTTTTAGAGGAGTGATTTTTATTGAAATGAATTAAATAAGTCGGGTATTTTTCCATTTTGAATTTTCCTCCTAAATACCGAAAGTCTTTCTAAAAGCAACTGATGCGATTCCTATAGCTCTGTCTGTAAAACCAGTATCTTTTACTTCAGAAGGAATTACCTGTTCCATATCAAATACTATAATTGGAGAAGCAGCATGCAAACTGTTATAAATAGAGTCATTTGTGTCGAGTATTGCTCCGTATCCAGCATCCTTGCACTCTTTAAAAAATTTTGTTCTCTGAGTTAGTACATCTTTTGCTCCTCTAGCATCTGTACCTTTTCCACCGTCATAAGGGATTACATAATTAAATAATCTATAGATTGTTTGCATGTCCTTATATGATGGAACATAATCGGGGGTTTCTCGCATCTTCTCAAGAATTTTATTTGCTTCTTTATAGCCAGAAATTCTGAGTCGTTTTTGATCAAAGTATTTCATCATGCGATTTGGATCTGTAACGAAGTTATAGAAATTTCTATCTTTGCCGTAAAGTTCAGCAAATATTTTAGCAGCAGAGTCTTCGCTTGCGACTTTTACATCACTTTTAAGTTTGTTCTTTATAGCAAATCTATAAACCTTATCTGTTCCTATTTTGTTACCATCTTCGTCAAATACGTCTTTCGGTATCGGCTGATTAAGAAGCGCTTTATACACATTATTATCTAAAAGTTTATGAGATGCATAAAACATGTCAACATCCTTCGTTCTATCTTTGTCAAAAGACAGTGTCTGAAGTGTTGTTTTATCAGCTTTAAGTGTCTCATCAAAGTGTTTTTTATTATAGATGCTATTAGGATCTGCTCTTTTAATTCTTATCTTTTTCTTTTCTTCTTGCGAATAATCCCCGCCTCTAAGAGGATAAGGAGGGCCGTTTCTTTTGCCCCACTCCTGACCAAGAATACCATGATGTTCTATGTAGGGCATGATAGAAACCTCCTTAACGTCTTATTAATGATTTATATCCTGAATAGTTATTATGAACTGTAGCATCAACGATTCGTTTTGTGCGAGCATCCATTGGTTTATTCGGCTTATAATTAAGCGTGGGCTGGACTGGAGCTTTCAAAGCCTTTGCATTTGGCTGGGGAATAGATCCACTAGATAGTCTCTTTACTATGTCAGCCCCTGCTGCGCTAGTCTGATCGCTTACATCACTTAGTCTCTTGCCTTCACTCAGATTTTTTACGATCCCAACTACTCCTGCAACAACCGCAGCTGTTCCAACTATTCCGGCACCTATTATGGCAGCCTTTTTTCCTTTAGATAGGTTTTTCCAACCTCCCTTTTTCTTTCCTTCACTATTTTGATTGTGATGATCATCGGCAATTCCATCTCCGTCACCGTCGCCAGAAGTAAACTGACCATTTTTAGATGAGTGATTCTTATTAAAATGTACTAAATAATCTGGGTAGTTCATGGCAATATCTCCTTAATTGTTACTTGTTTACTACTACGCTTTTTTTCATCCCACTTATCTTTTATAGCCATTGCTAGAGAAGCTGCTGTTAATCCAGCGACTAAAATTCCACCGACAAGAGACGCAACCTGAAGAGCATCCATAGTAAACTTAGCCCCCTTTTTCTCTTGAGGTTCATTAAAGTACGTATCGTATCGTCTCTCCATTTCCTCTCGTGTTAATATATCGCGAAGTTCCTGGTCACTCATTTTCGAAAGATCTGCTCTGGGACCTTTCTTTGTTTTTGAGTGTTTCTCTGCATACTGATATGCTTGATCTGAAGCATTTTTAAACTGCTTAGCAGCATTTGCACCCTGAGCAAATGTAAACTGACCGGTCTTAGGGTCATGAAAAGGATTCTCATGCATCAAATAATTATTAGAATATTCAATCTTCATCGTCGTAATCATCCTCCATTATTGGGTCTACTATTACCATTATTCTCCACTCCATTTCACTGATCGTTTTATTAAGAGCTTCGCTCAACGGTCCAGTAGACGGAGGATCAAATAAAACCTTAACTTTCTTCGGCACATAAGATCTAACAATATTCGTCAGATTGCTTTCACCAAGAAAATCTGTCCATACTGCAGTTGCATCGCTGATCGAGAAGCCGGATTTAGGTCCAACACCGAGCTGTGTTAAAATCGAGAACGCAGTATTTATATGCATTATAAGTTCAGGATCAAAAAAGTTGTCATCAAGACTGACATTTAAATCCTTTTTAACAGACTCTAGTATACTATCTTCCATCAGCGAGTACCTCCTTTATACGGAAATAAACTTCTTGACACAATAACCAACTAGGCCTTCAGTATTTACTTTGTAAAATTCTTCTGTGCTACCATCTTCAACAATAACAACAGGTTTTTCTTTAGGAATAACATAGAGAATATCTGATTCTGCATCAGGTTCTTCTCTAAGTCTGAGATCTACAGTTGTAACACCTATAATAGATCGATTCTTTTTTTCCATTTTGAAATTTCCTCCTAGTTTAATGTCTCCAGGGACATGTGTCATTTGGTTTTCTTTCTGGTGGCATAGTTAATAATAAACTAGCATCACCGTAATGTATTGCGTTATGTGTTCTTTCAGTTGTACAAATCAGATACTCCGGATTGAGCAGGAATTCTGTACTGTCTGTTATGTCTTTAACCAGTATAGGATTTATGTGGTGAACTATTATGTGTGACTGGATTTCTCGGCCCTGTATTCCCAAATCGCATCCGGCGTCTCTTTCGATGACATAGTACCTGATTTGCTTCCACTCTCGAGATTTATAGAATTGCTGATTCATCCACCGGTCAAATCCATAGGTTTCCTCTCCGACTTGACCTTTTAGTGATAAATAATCGAATCTTTCCTCGAAAGTTGTTAACTGAGATAAATGTGAGTAAGTCCTAATCATCGACTTCCTCTGTTCCGTAGCCACTATAATTACGCATCGCATTAATAGCATTAGTGTACAGCTCTTCTTGTCTCTCGGCCGATTCGAGTGCTTGGGTTTTTGCTTTTAATAGTTTATTTTCATTTTCAAGTTTTTCTTTTTCAAGACGAGCTGTCGTGGCTCCTAATTTTAAGTAATGTGTTATTACCTGTGCTGAGGCAGTTCCTTCTAATAATTGTTTTTCGGCAAGATCGACTGCTAAAGCAATCAATTGATTCTCTCTAGCTTCAGGAGTCAAAGCCGGCCGCATTTTTTTAGCTGGTTCCGAAGAGCTCTGCTTCTTAACTCTAGGCATAAAGTGAACTGCCTCCTTTCCATTTTGAATTTTTCATAGTACTTAATAGAGTTCACAAAGCATGAAAAACCCAACACATCTGAAAGGAGATAATGAAAAGGACACATCCGTCAAACAGCTTTGTGAACTCTAATAAGTACTATGATACACCACTGAAAGAAGGGCCCTGAGTGGCTAATTCAGGACCCATTCTCCCAAAAGAGGTGTTTATGTGAAGAACTTATTAGTTACAAGTAAGATTATCGATTGTCTTACGATAACTTTCGCGCTCCTCTTCGGTGCGTGCGTTCATCATCATTTCTTTCGGTGATACGGGCATTACCATGTTGTCCGATCCATTAGAAATCATAAGATTTCCTCCTTAAAAATTTATTTCTATCGTTGCAACTAATAGAATACAAATTAATTAAGGTTATTCAAAAGCATCTCTGTTTAATTTATAAGCGACATAAGCATCCATCATAGCAGCAACAGCGTCTATCTTCTGCTCATATCTCTTCTTAAACAATTTCCTATTTCCGTTAGTATCCTCAAGTGTAATGCAGTTTCCCATAGCAAAACACATAAGCTGTTCATCAAATAGCAGCATCCGATCTTCTGCTAAATCCTTAAGCTCACCTAACGGAACTGATTCTGTTTTAGCGCCCTGAATAACCTTCTCGATTCCGAAAGGCCCATTTTCCGATTCCCATCGGGCCACAAAATCTTTAGCGTTATACGGGTCATAACCAAAACATCTTACGTCGTATCCTCGATCTATAATATGCTGGTCTAAATCGTCGTAAACTTGAACCATATCTAAAACGGTTCCTTCCAGAACCATAAGACTTCCTTCTTCCATAAACTCATTGTACTTCATTCTCATTGCAACCGGCAATTTTGCTAAAGTACGAGAGGTTATGTAGTTTCGTGTTTTTACACCGAATGCACCATTTGAAAGTGGAAACAAAAATGTGAAAGCACAGAAGTCATCACCCTGCGATAAGTCTGCTCCAAGAGCGCAGGGCATTTGCCAAAAGTCTCTTTTACGATGAGGAAGGGTTTCTTCATAAGTAAAGAAGTAAGTATAACCTTCCATCGGAATTCCGAATCTTTTAGCAAGAATGTCATTTCTAACAGCGGGAA